TATTATACATCTTGGGTTGTAAACAAATCGTCTACATCACCAATCTCTGTCTTCTCTGCTTCATCTGCTACCATCTCTTCAAGTGATATTTCTTCTTCAACTTCTATGCTCTTGTTTGGTAGATTCAACAAAGCATTACATACTTTCAACTGCCGTCTCCATAAATCTACTTCGCTATATTGTTTCTCATCACTTCACATCTGGCTTAGTATTCTTACTGCCATTGAGTCTCTTACTCATTTAAGCAGTTTTGCTATCTCTTTCCATCAAGCTCAATTGATTATTTCTTTAAGCTCTTTAGTGACTACTTGTTTCATTACATAGCGTTATTAGATGATAAAGATTGTTCAGGGTTAGCTCTTGTTTGTATATCTCATTGTTGTCATTGCATTCATTGGCTCATCTGCATATTTGCTGCACTGTTTGCCATTGAATTTTCTGTCATCTGTTGTTGTTTACCTTCTAATCATTGGTCTATCAACATCTGATTCAATACATTCAATATCTTATCTTTAATCTCTCCGTCCTCTGCTTTCTGCATATACAATCGTAATGTGAAGAAATCTAGGTTAGGATTATCAAATATAGTTTTTGGCATATAATCCATATTCACCATTTCAACATATTGTTTAGATTGTCTTTCACTTGGACTATAAGGAACTATTCCATTGATTATATTGCTTTGTAATCCATTCACTTTATGCACCAATCTCTTAAATATGTTCTTGCTTACTTCAGGTGTAGTTTGGTCTGCTGTTATCTGTGGGTAGAGTAAGTTAAGGTATTGTTTCTGCTTTTCATTTACTGCATTTATATCATCAGTTGTCCCTATCATTATATAAGGTATTTGTTTAGTAAGGAACTCATCCTTTTGGAACTCTACTCCTTTCCATTCAAAATCACTTGATAATAATGCAAACTTCTTCTTTCAGTCCTTAAAGTTCTCCAAGTATCATCTCCATCGTTGGAAATAGAACTCTTGATAATACCAACTCTTTATACCATTTCTTAAACTTACCATAAGATTAGCGTTTGCTTGTATCTGTTGTGCTTCTGCTTTAGTCATAGACTTGTCAGGGACTAATCCTGCTTGTAATGAGTCTATCTTAACATCCTTGTTAGCTTCTGCATCTATACTGTTTATCATAGAGAATGTATCTCATCTGATTTGGCTTTGTGGCAATTCATACATAGCATTTTGTATAGGATTATTTCCAATAGCTTCTTCGTCTACAAACAAGTATCTAGTATCAGTTGTTTTCTTCTTCAATTCCTCTTTATTCTTAATCAATCTACTGTTTACTAAGAAATCTCCTCAAAGTGCTTCTTTCTTACTCTTGATTACATTTAGATTAAACAAGATTGATTTAGCGTTCTGTTTGTCTTCTAGTTTATCACATATACTTCAACCTAATGGATTATCTCTTTGTGGGTCATAGTAATTCAACATAATAGGTCGTGGTACTAACAATGGGTCTAGTTTCTCTTCTCTTGTTACTGGGTCTAATCTTTGTTTATCAAATATATATCCAAAGTTGCTATCAGTTACATATTTCCATTTATATCAATCTGTTATTGTATAATGTGTGTAAATATCAGTAGAAAAGTTGTTCTCTAGTGTATCACAAGTGATTGGTCAAAATCCATTCTTTTTTGTATATGTATCTCTTGTGAGTTGTGATTCTGATTCTACTTGTTTGGCGAAATAGTTATTCAATATCTCGTTATTGTACTTGCCTTTCATATCATAGGCAGTAGTTCTCATCATGAACCCATGGAATCTATAGTTCTGTCAATCAAACTGTCCTGTTTGGCTTGGCAATGGATCGGGTATCCAACTTAATGGGTTTACTGCTCTCCATTTATTCATAGACTTTATATCATCCCAACCAACTCTATTTGTTATACCTACTCCAAAGAATAGACTATCCTGTTCAATCTGATATTCTAGTTGTTGTTGTGTTGTCTCTTTCTTATCAAATTCAGCTACACTATTCAAGTTCTCTGACTCTTCTTGTCCTATCCATCCTTGTTTAGATATAAACTTCACTCTAATTCATGAACTCCAAAAAGATGCTATCAAAGTATCAATAGCATTTCATATCATATTTATGTTTATCTTTCAGTCCTTTTTTGTCTGTGGATTCCATTTGAGCAATCTATCTCTATATCTTATCCTTGCTGTATTCATATAGTCATTACCAAGCTGGAATTCATCCTTAATCTGTTTCAGTATCTTTGAATCTTCCATATAAACAAAAAACGGATATAAATGTATTCTAGTTGCCTAGAGTATATTCATTTTCCGTTTATTGCAAGATATTTTAATATAATTCATCATCGTAGTTGACCGTAACGACTTCTGTCTTATCTCACTCCTTATATATAGGTGTCTTTAACATCTGACAACATATAGCATCAGCCATTACAACATCATCATTACATAGACTATCTGCTTGTGGTTTGCTATTCTTTATAATGAATGTATAACACTCATCTTGTAATTCCTTATCCATTTCTAGTTGCTTATTCTTTATCAGCTCTTTATGTTCATCTAGCATCATTGGTCTTGTCACTAGATTAGTCAACCGACCTCTTTGTCATTCTCTATCTTCTTTCTCATCGTTTATGTCCTTTTTAGGTATATATAGTTTATTATATCGTGTGTAACTCTTTGCTTCCTGTATAAATGTATGTCAGTGGTTATTCCTTTCAGGTGCTATTACTCACTCAATACCTTTAAGCCATAAGTAATTAGTTATCTTACATATATCGGCAGGGTCTCTTTTACCTCTATAAGTTGCTATCAGTTTAAGTTCTCTATCTCTTATCCTTATTACTGCATAATCTCAATGGTCTAATCACTCTGACAAATCTATTCAATAGATAGCATTCTTTGTCTTCTTTTTGTTATACCATATCAATCATTTATGATGTTCATCTTCTTCTCCTATTACTATTGGATATTCTTTTACTGCTTTCAAATCATAGAATGGTCTTCCTGATGATATAAAAGCATCAATAGGTTCTGATGGATATTCCTGTAATGTTCAATCTTTATCATTCCTGTACTTTTCCTCATACCAATACATTTGGTCGTTGTCTAATGAATATTTGTCCTGAAGATAAGCCAATTCTTCCATACATTTATATCATTCAGGTGATTTCTTTCTATATTCTTCTTGCACAAACCAAGGGAAAAACATCTCTTCAAACCTATCGTCATTATCTCGGAACTCCTTAAACTCATTCATTCAGTTTGCAGTTGTCTCTATTGTGATGTCTGCTTGTTCTGCTGATGGCAATGTTGCTCTCAACATATCTCTAAAGTTATCTATGAATGCTCACTCTGATATATGGCAATCAGTAAGTGTTCATGATCTGGAATCCAATGTTATCTTCATTGTGCTATTCTTTTCAGGGAAATAGTATTCATTTGTGTTGTCATACTTTGGTTTAGGTTTATGTCGTATTCTTCAATCACTCAACTTTATCTGTTCAGGGATTTGTTCAAATGTATATTTCACTCTCTTGAATATCTCTTGTAGCTTCTCTCTGTTGTGTGCAACAATATTTACATTGGTATTTGAGTAGAACAAAACCTTATCTAACTTATCTATAAGTTTGTATGTAGTGAATCCAATCTGTCTTGCTTTCAATAGCTTTAACCAAACTCTACCTTTAGTTTTCCTTAACTCAATCTCCTTATCATATAATAGCTTCTGTCATTTGTTCAACTTAAAAATCACTTGCTTACCGTTTTTATCTACGATCTTATACAAGTGATTTAGTCTTCGCTCTCTTGAAAGTAATAGTGGTTTTTGTTTTTCCATGGATTTTAGTCAAAATTGAGTAAACCCAATTCTCCTTGGATTCGGCACGAGGGAGAAATGTTGTCTTTTTAGTCTGAAAGTTCATCTTCTGATACTATTTCTATCTTACCTGAAAGTTCTGTTCTTACTAATGCCTTTCATTCTACACGATCAATAACATCTTGTGCTGCCTTTATTCTTACTTCTGATTT